ATGCGTGGAGATCACCGAGGTAGCGGTCAAGGACGCAGCGACGGACACGGCTTACACCGCTTGGACGACGCCGACAACGAACATGGCCGGTGACGGCGATTGGTTGGCCTTCAGCGGCGATCCTGAGAATCCAGACTTCAATAACCTGCCGTATGATTCTCTGATGGTGGACTTGAACGGCGACTACAATGTGTTCATATCCGGGCGTTACCGGGGCTTGCGCGGGTTCCGGCCAGAGAGGGATGCCAGTCGCATCGTACCGACCGTGCGTATCACGGCCAAATGGGGCTACGCCATCAACGTACCCGATGCCATCAAAGAGGCGTGCATCATGCAGGTCATTCGCTGGTACAAGCGCGAGCAGGGAGCTATGGCAAGTGCATTGGCCTCGGCGGAACTCGGTACGCTCGATCTATTCAAGACGTTGGACCCAGACTTTGAGTTCATCCTGGCATTGGGCCGCTACATCAAGCCGGCGACGGGGCGGCGATGACAGAGATGTCAATGGAAGTTCGCGGCCTGGATGCAACCAGGGCAAAGATGGGCCAGGTAGCAACCGATCTGACCGGTGATCCGATGCAGACCGCCATGCACAAGGCGACGCTGATCGTCCAGCGTGACGCTATGAAAAACGCGCCAGTAGATAGGGGGCCGCTGCGGGCCTCCATCACGCCACAGGTAGCCGTGAGGCACAACACGGTCGAGGGCATCGTAGGCAGCAACAAAGTTTATGGGCCTGCACAGGAACTCGGCACACGGCCTTTCACGCCGCCCTGGACGCCAATATTTGAGTGGGCACTGCGCAAGCTAAAAGGCGACCGGAAGGCGGCCGGGGGATTGACCGTCGCAGTGAGGGCAGCCATCAGAGCGCGAGGCATCAAAGCCAAGAGATTCTTGCAACGCGCCGTAGAGGATAACGCCGAAAAGATCATGAATCTATTGGGAAACGCCGTCAGTTTCATCGTGAGGAAATAATGGCAATCGTAACCGTGGGAGCTATCTGTGATGCAGTGGCAGCCGTTTTGTCGACGACGGCCGGCATTACGCGCACGCAGAGTTACAACGAGCTAACCGAAGGCATGAACACTCTGCCGACGCTGCAGGTCTACCCTGAATTCTGGGACGTCAGTGCTGGCAGTGAGACCGACAGGTTTTCATTCGTTGACGCGGCAACGGGAATACCGGGCCACCGTCTTACCGAGATGACGCTGCATCTCGATCTTTATGCCCGCCTGCGGTCACAACTCAATGAAGACTGGGGCGAGGCGATCGACCTGGCCAGCGCGTTGCATGATAAGCTGGATGAACAAGGCAGTTGCCCGCATTTCGCCCTGGCCGGTATCAGGTCATTCCACTGGACGGCGCATCGGGTTGTATTCCCATACGCACAAACAGAGTACGTCGGTTTCCGTTTCGTGCTCACTGTTAGAATATTTTGAGGTAGAGTTATGATCTATCGAGTTTTGGCGCGATTATCGGCTGGTTCGAGGCTGGGTGGCTATATCGAGGCAGGGAGCATGGTCAGCGATAATGACCTTACCCCTCGCGTGATTGCCATCCTGGTTGATCGCGGTGCGCTTTCACCCGTAGCACCGCCGCCGCTGGGGGTGCTACCCGGCTGGAAATTGCGGGCCAAGCGGTTCGAGGAGGCGGGCTACGATGCCATCTCGATCTTAGAGAGTGATTCTGCCACAGTGGCTCAGGAGACCGGCTATGCCGAACGGTCTATCGAGAAATGGAAAAATGAACTACGCGGCTTTATGAAAGTTCGCGAAACACAAATCACGTCTAATTGCAAAAACTGCTAGGAGGGCAAAATGCCACAAACAACGACAAGTGTAGCGATGGCCTGCGCGCTGCTGGAAATCGCTACCGACAACAACTGCGCCGGCTGGCTGGACATCAGCGGCAGCAGCAACCAATTGAGCGGGGTAGAGCAGACCCGTATCAGCGGGGAGACCTACAGTTTCGACGGCGATACCGCCATCATCCAGGGCGGCAAGAGAGAGCCTATGGAGCTCGTAGTCCAGAGCGTCTACACTGAGACCGCGCTGGAAACTTTTGAAGCCGCACGTGCCGCCTTTGAGACGGCCGGCTGTGGGGCGCGGATGTGCCTGCGCTGGTCACCGGCAGGGGGCGCCATCGGTGATGCACTGTACACTACGCCGCGTGGAATCCTGGTCAGCTTCACTTACCCGCCGATAGACGCCACGGCCGGTGGTCCTATCCTGGCAGGGTTCACTCTGAAGGTCAGTGAAGTCACACACTCAGTAGTGGCGACGTAGCCACGGCAAATTAAATAAGGAGGCAAAACATGCCACAACGCCAGGTTACCAGGCGTATCGAGACGCCCGAAATCCAGGGTGAGGACTCGTGGATCGCGCTGCGTCCTATGACGGTCGGCGAGGCGCTTGCCTTGCAACAAGATGCGGAGAAAATACCTGGATTGAAGGAGCGCTTCATCGCTTTCGTCAAGAGACTGTTCCGTATCCGGGAAAATGCACATCCAAGATCGCGGGCATATGAATTGTCTATGAGACGAATATTGGCGTTCGTGGCCGACTGGAACTGGGTAGATGATCGTGGTGAGCCATTGCCCAATCCTCGGCAGAATCCAGACGTAGTAAAGCTCTTGACCAATACCGAGGTTTTAGCACTTGCTAAGATCATCTATGGCCCCAAGCAAGAAGCCGATATAAAAAACTGAAAGAGCGGCTTGCCATCTACATCAATGCGGGTGGTGAGCCGCCGGTGGAATACGTCATCCTAACGCTATGCAGGCTATATCATTGTACACCGTCTCAGTTATATGGCGAAGAGTGGTACATGGCCCATGCGCACCTGGCATGTCTCGATATTGAGAATCGTTTCAAGGAATTTAGAAGGAAGCGGAGATAAATGGCAAAACGACAGACGATAGAAGTCGTCATCACAGCTAAAGACCTCGCTTCGAAGGCCGTGAAAGAATTCACGATAGGTGCTCTGCGTCGCCTGGGTGAGGAGGCAATTAACCTGGCGCGACAATTGCCGCGTGCGGCGATTGAACTCGTTCAGTTAGGTGCGTCTGCTGAACGTCAAGAAAATGCCATAAATAATCTCGCAGCTTCTTTTGGTACGAGTGGTGAAGCGATCATAGCGGCGATCCAAGAGGCAAGTGATTTCACGATAGATAAAATGACAGCCATGTCGGCGGCTAACAAAGCCCTGCTTCTCGGCGTCGCCCAGACGCCAGAAGAGTTTGCACGGATTACAAAGACGGCGGTTGCACTGGGCCGTGCAATGGGTCGGGACGCAGCAGAAAGCATAGACGACTTTGTGACTGCTGCTGGTCGGCAATCCATAATGATCGCCGACAACCTGGGCCTCATGATTAAGCAAGGAGATTTGCAAGGCGACGTCAACCGGATCATGGAAGAAACGCCAGGGATCACGGAGGCGGCAGCTAAAAGCCAGGCGTTTCTAAATGCCATGCTGGAAAGTGGCGAGGAAAAGCTGCTTGCTCTCGGTGACACGGGTGGCGGTACAGCGACAGACATTGAGAAATTGACAGTAGCATTTGCGGATGCCAAACTCGGCTTTGCTGAAATGGCCGCCGGCATCGTGGATAGCGCCATCGATGCCGCTGGCGGCATCGACAACCTGACGCTTTCCCTCAACAATTTATTTGCGACCATAGAGGGGGGCGCGGAAGATATTGGAAGTACAACGCAGAAGATCGGCAATATGGTCACGGCGGTGGTGGCAGCTTACGGGGCTGCATGGGAAGGGAGAGATGCAGTCGATGCGTTCAATTTTTCCATAGCCATGTCGATCGGAGTTTACGAAGACGCGGTTACTGAATACGACCGCATGAAATTTAAGCTGGATGAAGTTACAAGGGCAACGGAAGAGGTAATAACAATAACGGATGAAATAAAGTATATTTTCCCCTCTGCTATAAATCAATATGCGGGGTTATCTGCGGAAATGAGAGAGGGGGCAATGGCCGCCGATGCACTCTCGGCCAATCTAAGGATACTGCAATACCATACTGACGGCGTTGCAAGAGTGAGTGAATTTGGCAGAGAGGTAGTCGCTGGTTTTTTTGCCGCCTTTGGCGAGGAACAAACGGCAAATGTAGAGGCTGCTACTAGAGAACTAGAAGTTGCCGCTAGAGAAACTGAAAGATTGGCCAGGGAATCTGAACTATTGACCATGGAAG